GGAGATGACGCGGCGCAAGGCAACACCGCTACCGATGGCGACTCATCGGGCAACCTTCCCTCATAACGAGTGAGCAATGGACGACAACGAGAACGGTTCGCAGGCCGAAGAAACTGCGCAGATTCCCGCCACAGAGGTTGCCGATTCGGGGTCGGAAGTAACAGACGGTGCGGCTGAGGTCGAAGAGACCAAGGCCGAAGAGGGTGAACACGCCAAGCGCGCTCCGTGGTTCCAGAAGCGCATTGACGAGCTGACCCGCGAGAAATGGGAAGCCCGCCGTGAAGCCGATGCAGCCAAGGCGCTTGCCGAAGCGATGCGAAGCCAGCACGGCGAGGATGCAGGGCTATCAGCTGCTTGGCGGTCCGAAGCGTGAGTTCCTGGAAGCCATCAACGCCCTCCCCAACGGGCCGCAACTGTTCTACCACCTCGGGAAACACCTGGATGAAGGCGCGCATGTCCTTTCCCTCCCTCCCGTCAAGATGGCCCTTGAGCTGACGAAACTCAGCGCCAAGCTGGCCAAGGCACCACCCGTATCAAAGGCCCCCGCGCCCATCAAGCCGCTCGGTGGTTCAGTCGTGCATGACGGAGACCCTATGAAGCTCCCGATCGCCGACTGGATCAAATGGCGCGATGAGCAGGTGTCCAAAGGCAATTAACCCCCTCAATCTGGAGTTCAAGTCTCATGGCTAACAACCTTCTCACCCTGAACGAAATCACCCGCGAGGCCGTGCGGTTGTTCCGCAACAGCAACGCGTTCATCGGCTCCATCGACCGTCAGTATGACGACCAGTTCGCCCGCGACGGCGCCAAGATCGGCAACTCGCTGCGCATCCGCTTGCCCAACGATTTCACCGTCACCACCGGCTCGGTCGCGGCCAGCCCGCAGAACACGGTCGAGCAGAACACCACGCTGACTCTGACCAATCAGGACCACGTCGATGTGCAGTACAGCTCGAACGACCTGACCCTGAGCTTGCAGGACTACAGCAAGCGCATCCTGGCCCCGATGGTGAACAACCTGGCCGGTTCCGTGGCATCGAACGTGATGAGTGGTGCGGAGTCCATCTGCAACTACATCGCCAAGACCACCAGCAACGCCGTCGTGACCCCGACCGCCAACGAATGGCTGTTGGCCGGTGCTGCGCTGGATCTGTCCTCGGCTCCACGCGGTGGCCGCAAGGCGATTCTCGACCCGTACACGCAGGCCCGTACCGTGGGCAGCTTGGCCGGGTTGTTCAACCCGACCGGCACCGTGTCCAAGCAGTTCACCTCCGGTGAAATGATGGGTCCGGCGCTGGGCATCGAGTCGTGGATGAGTGATCAGACGGTCCTCAAGCACACCACGGGTGCATACAGCACGCTTGGCACCGTGTCCGGCGCGAGCCAGACCGGCACATCCATCACCACGTCGGCGCTGGCCGGTGCGCTGAAGAAGGGCGACATCATCACCTTCGCCGGCGTGTTCCAACAGAACCGCATCACCAAGGCATCGGTGGGCACGCTGCAGCAGTTCGTGGTCACGGCAGATGTGGCAGCGGCGGCGACCAGCATCCCGATCTATCCGGCGCTGATCCCCGGCAACGTGCAGTACGCCACCGTCACCGCTTCCCCAGCTTCGGGTGCGGCGATCGCCTGCGTCAACCAGGCCAGCGAGGTCTATCGCAAGAACTTCGTCATGCGCCCGGAAGCGGTCACGCTGGCCACGGCTGACCTGATCATGCCCAAGGGCGTGCACGACGCGGCTCGCGAGAGCTTCGATGGTGTGTCGATGCGCATGGTCAGCCAGTACAACGTCTCGACGGACCAGTTCATCACCCGTCTGGACGTGCTGTACGGCTGGCAGTGGGTGCGCCCGGAGTGGGCCTGCGTTGTCGCGGACGTAGTTTGACGCGACCTTTGGAGCCCCTTCGGGGGCTCCTTTTTCGGGGTAACTGATGGACTATTCGAAATTCAATTTCCCTCCGTACGAGTTCCGCGAATACCCCAAGTGGGTGGACGCAAACGGAACGCGCGTGGTGGTTGACTCGGCAGAAGAAGAAGCCGAATTGATGCAGAACGCAGGCAATGAGCGTCAACAAGAACCTCGGCAGAAACGCGCCTACCATCGCAAGGTGACCTGATGTCCAACGCACTCCCCACCGCTGGCAGCATCATCAACCTGGCGCTGAAAACAGCCGGCGTGCTGGGCGTGGGCCAGACGCCATTGGCTGAAGATGCCAACGACGCGCTCACCTTCCTCAACATGATGCTGGCGCAGTGGCAGCGCAAGCGGTGGATGGTCTATTCGCTGGACGATGTATCGGTTGAGGCAACGGGTGCCGAGTCCTACACGGTCGGCATCGGACAGCAGGTGAACATCCCGCGTCCGGACAAGATCGAAGCGGCCTTCGTGCGTCTGACCAATGGACCGCAGCCGGTGGACTACCCGCTGGCGGTGCTCGAGGCGCGCGAGGATTACAACAACATCGCGTTGAAGTCGCTGGCGACCTTCCCGCAGCTGGCGTTCTACGATGCCGCGTTCCCGGTCGGAAACCTGTATATCTGGCCGGCGCCGGTCGCTTCCCAGTACCAGATTCACATCACGGTCAAGACGCTGCTGTCGTCATTTCCGACGCTCACCACCTCCATGAACCTGCCGCCTGAGTACCAGGAGGCGCTGCTTTATAGCCTGGCGGTTCGCTTGCGTCCCGTGTATGGGCTGCCGCCTGATCCGTCGATCATCGCTCTGGCGACGACGGCCATGAATGTCATCAAGAACGCCAATGCGCAGGTGCCAAAGCTGCTGCTCCCTGTCACCCTGACGCGCGGCAGTCTCTACAATATTTACGGGGACCAGAACTACTAATGTAGATCGCCCTTCTCTCCGGTGCCTACGAGGCGCGCAGCATCATCGCCTCGGCACAACGCTGCGTGAACCTGTATCCGCAGATCAACCAGATGGAGGCATTCCAGTACATGCCCACGCTGGCCGGCGCTCCGACGATCCTGACGCATTACCCCACGCCCGGATTGACGCTGCTGCAGGCCGCTCCGGTGAGCGTCTGGCGCTGTCTCTACATGGCCAACAATGGCACGCTGTACGGCGTATGTGCACAGAACGTCTATGCGATCAGCGCAACGTGGCAACTAACGCTGCTGGGCACCATTGCACCCGGTACGTCACCGGTATCCATGGCCGACAACGGTTCCACGCTGGTACTGGTCGATGGCACGACGTCCGGCTACACCATCAACCTGACGACCAACGCCTTTGCGCTGTTGGTGGACTCCACCGGATCGTTTGTCGGATCGGATCGTGTGCGCTATCTGGACACGTTCTTCCTCTTCAACGCGCCCGGAACGCGCAATTTCTACATCTCGCTGAGCAATTCGATCACCTTCGACCCGCTCTACATCGCCGGCAAGGTCGGTTATGCCGACAACCTGATTGCGATCGAGGTCATGCACCGCGAGATATGGCTGATCGGCGCGCAGACCACGGAAGTCTGGTACGACTCGGGCGCGGCGGATTTCCCGTTCTCGCTGGTGCCGGGTGCCTTCATCCAGCACGGCTGCCTGGCGAAAAACTCCGTGTGTGCGCAAGACCTTGCCGTCTTCTGGATCTCCAATGACCCGCAGGGCTCCGCGATTGTCCTGATGGGCAGCAATTACAACGTGGAGCGCATCTCCACGCATGCGATCGAGCATGAATTCGCCACCTATTCGACCGTTTCAGACGCCATCGGCTACGTGTATCAGGAAGAGGGGCACATGTTCTATGTGCTGAACTTCCCGACCGCCGACGTGACGTGGGTATATGACCTGTCCACGAAGCTCTGGCATCAACGCGCGTATCTGGACAGCAACGGCATCGAGCATCGGCACCGCTCCCAGGTATTCGCCCATGCCTACGGTTCCTACGTGGTCGGCGACTGGCAGAACGGCAACCTGTACGCCTTCGATGAGAACAACTACACGGACAACGGCGTACCGATCAAGCGCGTTCGATCCTTTCCGCACGTCGTCAACGAACTGAAGCGCGTGATGTATCGCAAGTTTGTCGCCGATATGCAGTCGGGGGCGCAGACGGACCCGAACGCCACAGCGCCTACCGTATCGCTGCGCTGGAGCGATGACCGAGGGGCCAGCTGGGGCAATGCCATCACGCAGCCCATCGGTGCCGTGGGTCAGTTCAACCAGAACATTCAGTTCCGCCGCCTTGGTATGTCGCGAGACCGTGTGTTTGAGCTGAGCTGGTCCGCGCCGGTAATGACCGCGCTCAATGGGGCGTTTGTTGATGTGGAGGAGAGTGCATCGTGAGCAGTCCATTCCCTTCCGTCGGCGCACCGTTGGTCGATCCCCGCAGCGGCTCCGTTACGCCGGTGTGGAGGGCGTTCCTCACCGCGTTGTGGCAGAACCAGGGCGGTTTGTCGTCCTACACCGCGGCGCGCGTCAATGGCAATCCGAACCAGGCGTTTCAGGTCGGTGTGGCGACCACGAATGAGGAAGCCGTTCCCCTGGCGCAGGCAGACGAACGCTATGCGGCCATCGCAGGAAGCCAGCTGCAGTCCTTCGCCGTGGGCAATGCGCCCGCAGGCACGAATCAGGCCATCCGCCGATCACAGGTCGAGGCGCTTTTCGTTGCCTTTGCAGGCGCTGGGGCTCCCATTGTTCCGGTCACCGTAGGAGCGTCACCCTTCGCCTACACCGTGGCCACAGGAGGCGCGTTGGCTCTCTCAGGCGGTACCGTGAGCGCTGTCACGCTCACGCGAGGATCGACCACGGTTCCGGTATCCCCGACCAGCATTCCGGCCAGAAATGGCGACGTGATCACCATCACTTACACCGCAGCACCCACCGTGAATTTCATTCCCGCATGAAGAATTTCCTACGCTTGGCAGGCGGACTCGACGTGATGCCGCTGCTGGCCAAGGTCACGCGTAATCCAGACTGGTGGCACGAAGACACCTATCTGTGCACCTTCCCCCAAGGACCGTTCGGGGAAATAGACAGCCTCATCCTCCGCTTTCCTCCGCGCGCCGTCTGTGCGACGCAGGAAGAGGCAGACGCGCTGTTGTCGCAACCCGGCTATGACCAGCACGAATGCGTGGATCAGGCCATTTACGGGCGCATCCCCGAAGCCCGTGTTCTGGTGATGAACCTCCTGCATTACGTCGGGGGGACGCGCCTCGGCCGCGTGATGCTCAATCGCATCCAACCCGGTGGCAAGATTTACCAGCACGCCGACACGCCAGCCCATGCCGACTACTGGGACCGCCATCACATCGTTCTGCAGAGCGCGCCAGGCGTGGTCTTTGAGGCCGGTGATGAGCAGGTCTACATGGCGCCGGGCGAATGCTGGTGGTTCGACAACGGCAAGACTCGCGCCGACGGCAGCGACGTACCCAAGCATCAGGTCATCAACAACAGCGCCGTTGAGCGCATCCACATGATTATCGACATCAGGACACGATGATGCACTTTTACGATCTGGACGATGGACAGGAATTCTTCGAGTTCATGACCCTTTGCATGTGGGGCGGGTGGATCGAGTGATCACCTTTGCCGTGGAGCCGCTGTCCACCTTCGAGCGCGAGGCGGATGAGCTATTCAACAAGCACTGGGACGAGGTGGCAGTGAACAAGGATGTCATCAAGCTGAACATCGATTGGTCCCAGTATCGCGCGCAGGAAGCATCTGGCGCCTTTTGTGGGATCGTGGCTCGACATGCGGGGCTCGTCATTGGCTACTGGGTGGGCTTCATCCGCCCGCATTTCCACTATGCCGATAGCCTGACCGCGTACACGGACATCTATTTCGTGGACAAGGCGTACCGCAAGAATGGGGCGGGGGCAGCACTCTTTGCATTTGTCGAGAAAACGCTTTCGGCTCGGGGAGTCGAGCGCATTTTCACCGCGACGAAACAGCACTTGAACCATTCGGCGCTCTTCAAGGCGCTGGGGTATCAGGAAACGGAAATCGTGTTTTCCAAAGTGATCGGAGCCTGACATGGTCGCAGCAGCAATAGGCATTAGTGCCGCAGCAGGTCTCGCTGGTGGAATGATGCAGTCCAATGCAGCCGGGGATGCCGCGCAAACGCAGGCCAACGCCGCGAACAATGCGGCACAGATGTCCATGGCGCAGTATCAGCAAACGCGCAATGACCTGATGCCCTACCAGAAGTCCGGATAGGGGTATAACCAGGCGCTGATGGATGCCATGCCATCCCTGACTGCCAACTTCAATCCGACGCAGGCCATGCTGGAATCGACCCCCGGCTACCAGTTCGACCTGTCGCAAGGTCTGGAATCGGCACAGAACGGGTTTGCCGCACGCGGACTTGGTTCCTCGGGCGCGGCCATGAAGGGCGCGGCGAACTACGCTACCGGATTGGCGAACAACACGCTCCAGACCCAGCAGCATATCTTTGCCGCCAATCAGACGAACGCCTACAACAAACTTATGGGTGGCGCGCAGCTGGGTGAAAGCGCCGCAAGCCAGACCGGCAACACGGGCACGGCGCAGACCGCGCAGGCAACGCAGGCGCTGATGGGTGGGGCGAACGCCTCGGT